TCTCGGAAGGCTTTTCGGTAGGCTTTTACTCGCTTCCCTAAAGCTCCCTTCTCGGTTGGAGCCCAAAGACCTCTCCCAACCATTTTGTTAGTTCCAAAAGGTAAGACGGCGAAGAGAGCACCTTTTGCACCCTTGTTGAATCCCGCCGTGATTGTATACTTTTGATTCGCCTTCGAGAGCTTGGTAAACTTGGCTCTTCGTAGCCCTCCCGTTATCTGTCCGATGGGAAGTGTTGGGGCTTTACCCTTGCGTCCCGCTCCCCGCTTTCTCCCCGTAGGCGTCGAAGCACTTGAACTCATTCCCCGCCCGTAAGGGTGGCGCAACTTGCGTAACCACTTGAGGCGGGCTTTCCCGCTTGGGCTGGCTCCGCTTGTGAATTCATTGAGGTCACGGTCTAGGGACTTCTGAATCTCGGCTGCTCCCTCGTCCATCGTGGCGTTCATCTTCTTGAACTTCTCAATAGTCGCAAAGTAGCTTTGGGTCGGGGTTCGTTTTACTGCCATACGGTAGTCCTCACCGTGAAGGTAATTAAGACGCCACAAGAGTTGTCGGCGTCATCCATTGGTATAGGCGTCCACGTTGTTACAAAGGGCTGGTAGCCAACGCCACCGAAAGCGGCCGGAACCGTGGGAATACTTCCAGAACTTTCCGAGAACGGAGTGAGAAGGTCAATAAGAGCCTCGGCTTGATTCGCTATAAACTGCTGAGGGTCGGGCGTTAATGGCAAGGCGAACTCCCCGCCAATCGTGAACGTCCATGTTTGTTCGACGCTTCTTCCGGCTTGGTTACGATCACAACTCTCAAGCGTAACTACCGCTCTTGGAAGTTGAGGCGTTGGTTTGGCTGCTCTACCCGCTGATGTGGTCTCAACGTCCCACGCCGTCTTTATATGAGCGGCGATAGCATTAAAGAGGGAAGTATAATGCGGCATTAGTGTCTCACTTGTACGGCGTACACCGCTATATGGTCGGTGGCAATTCCTTGCTCGTTAGTTTGGACTTTCTCAATGGCGTAAAGGTCGCCGTTATACTCAATCGTCCCGCCCACTTGCGTTACGCTTTTATTCATATCGGAAGGGTCAAAATAGAAGGCAAAGCCGTTGTTAACCTCTCTTGCGAAGGCATCATAAGAGGCAGACGGTGAGAGGTGTTGAGCACATCCCCGCACCGATTGCCCCGGCTCCAAAGGGTCGTAGCCTTGGATAACTTGATTGGCAACAATTCGAGCCTCTTGGAGGAAGATGCGGAAGGTATGAGGTTTGAGTGGTACGCTCATGAAAGTCTATAGCCCTTGGCAATGAATCTAGCCCTCTTGCGGAAGATTTCGCTTGAATCATCGGGCATGGACATTTCAACAAGACCCGTTTTGAGACGTGAGACCCGCCCTTGCTTGCCGTCATTCTCCTCCATGACTCTCGCAGATACGAGGTATAGAATGGCGTCATTGATTGGATCGCCAATAGAAGCCGAGGACATATACCCCCACGGGGCGGTTACCTCAAGTCGAAAGGATGGCTTGGTTCTGAAGATAAGTTGATTGTACGGGGCTGAGTAATCGGGTAGTAGCCAATCATCGTACTGGTTTATCGTCTGCCCGACGTTGCCCGTTTCTACGCCACTCTTAACTAAGGTTGGAGCGGCTGACAAGGGAACGGAGAGGTCAAGAATATAACCCCTCCGGTCTGCTTGGATGTCTCTTACATCAAAGGTTTTGGTGCTTGAGACGGCTTGAAATGGCGTCACCCCCACCAACTTCTCCCATTCTTCGATAGCTGTATTTAGGAGCCGTGTAAGGTCTGCCGATTCGAGATCGTCATCTACAAAGCCCTTCGCTACAAGGTAGGTATTCAAGTCGGTGGTGGTGATATATGCCATTCGTTCTTAGAGGTAGGAGCCAGCAACCACTACTGGTTGAGCGGCGTTCTGGTTGGCTCCGGTCGCTTGAGTAACCGCAACTGCTCGTGGAGAGATGTACGCCTTGATACCGCTGATAACGGTATTGGCGGTTCCTCGGTCGGTAACAATTCGGATGTACCGATTTGTCAACTCAGAGAGAGCAATGGTTACCGTCTTGTTGGTGTCCGCATCTGTCCAAGCGTAAGTCGCTCCGGTGATGTTTGCCCACGAAGAGTTGTTATCGCTTCGCTGAAGTTGGAATGTACCAACACCAGTAGAAGTAACCGCACCGAGGTCGATAACCACGTTGAGAGCGTAGCAACCCAAGCAGTCGATTGTCGAAGAGTTAACGTCAGTTGTACCAGCGGCAAGCCCTTTAGTGGTTGCGGCGGTGGCATCTGGGAAGACGGTAACGATTTGGTATTCGTTGAATGTTGCCATGTTATTTCACCTTCAAGCGGCTAAACGCTTCGTCAAGGACTGGAGCACCATCAGAGAACTTGTGCATGACATAACCGTACTCACCGTTTGATGCGTATGGGTCTTGGTCGAGCACTTGTACCGAGAGGTTCATGAAGTCGTAAATTCGGTAGAAGTTGAAGTCTCCGAATACGGCCGCATAAGTTCCAGTGGTAAGAGCGGTTGGAGCACTTTCCGATTCATACAAAGGTCGCCCCTTGAGGAACATAGGAGTACCAACGGCGAGAACGTTACCGATGCCAGCAGACTCTGTGAAGATGTACTGGTTTGCGGAGTCTTTGAGCTTCATAACGGCGGTGACGAATTGGCGAGAGCCAACCCAGCTACCGAGGTTTCGTACAGTTGCCTTTACGTTCATGATCGTTGAGATGATGTCATCAGCCGCAATGGTTCCAACGCCAGCGGTTTCAACGTCTCTTGAAGTCGGGATACCATCAGCAGAAGCGGTGAAGATGCCGAGCCATTGACCAACGCCATTGCCTTGCATCGCCGCATCTTCCTCTTTCAATCGAGAAGCGTAGTCGAGTTCGCCGCCAAGCCATTGCTCGACGTTGATAACCGACTGGTCAATCAAGAGTCTGGAAGCCGAAGTTCGAACGGTCACTCGGTGAGGTTTGAAGTCTCGTTGACCAACTGCTACCGAGGAGGTAACTGCGGTCTCTGTTTCGCCTTGCCAATAAGCGGTCAACCTTGTGTTCTGTCGAGGAATCGCAACGTTCGCATTGATTTGCTGAACATTGGAGATTTGTCGCATGAAGATTGGATTATCCACCGGCTTGATAATCTCTTGAGCAATCGCGTTAGGAACAAGGAAGCCACCCGCAGTGTTCGGGTTAACTTGCTGAGCGGCTCGGATTTGTGCGAGCTGGCTATTATCACCTCGAAGGTAGCCTCTCCATGCTCGAACAAGAGCGTCTTCTTGCTTGCTATCTTGAGCGTTGCCACCCATGATGGACGGGTTGTTACCCTCTGCCATTTGGAAGGATCGTGCGTTGTCGATTTGGGAGCGTAGTTCAAGCTCCTTTTTAGCGTCGAGCATATCGGCTACTGCCTTGTCGAATCGAGCTTCCACGTCAGCGGGCATAACTTTCTTGCCGGCGTATTCGCTTCGGGTCGCATCAACAAAACTTACCGCTTCGCTCAACTGTTGGTTGAGTTCTTGGTTAGATTTCATTTCAGTAGTTTCTCCAACTGGGCGAATTTAACCGCTTGAAGCTCTTGAACCGTTGGCTCATTTGCTCGGGTTAGTAGCTCATTCAGATTGCTCCGAATCGCTTCTAACCGCTCAAGGGTCGCTTTGCCTAGTGTCTTGTCGTGAGCTTCTCGAAGTGCTAAGACCTCGGTCGCTCTGGTTGTGACCATCTCAACCGCATCAAGAACGGAGGAGAGTTCGTCTGCGAAGGATTTGCCAGCATGAGCACCCTTCAAACTGTTTCGCACTTCCGAGGCTTCCGATTCTGGAACCGCCGGGAAGTTGACTTGGCTTACCTCATAGATTTTCGCCAGTCGCATAATCAAGTAGCACTCACGGTTACACTTGCGGATGGACTCGACATTAAAGAGGTTCTTGTCCATGCCCAAGGTGTCAACCATTCGGAGCATCTCTTCTCCGTTCTCAAATTCGAGGTAGTCGCCAATTGTGAAGCCGATACTCAAGCCCACTTTCTTACCAGCAGCCAATCGCTCAAGAGCTACGGTTCGGGCGTCCTTAGCGGCTGGGGTTGAATGATACTCCACCTCAACCTCAACGCCTACGCCGTTATCTGTTGCTGACTTAATATAGCCAATGGCGAGATCGTCAGCATCATGAGATTCAAGGAAGGAACCGTTTGCCACGAAGTCGGGAAGGGCGGCGGTGGCTGAGCCGGGAGCGAATACGGAACAATAAGAATCCAGTTCCCCGTACTTGAGTGCCATGCCCTTGAGTCCACCGTTAGAGGCTTCTGCCCCTTCCATTCGTAGCTCGAATTGGCGTTCTTGTCTTGTATTAAAATTCATTTGTAAAGACTTCTCTTCTTTTAGGACGTACTCGTATGCCCTTTTGAACCATCTCATACCCGGCTCGCCTCCCCAAAGAAGGGCGGCCACCATTGCTGGGCTGTCCTCTGGCTCATCAAGGAATCTGGCATTTCTTGCCCACCATCGGTTACCCTTGCGTATCTTTGCCTCGGTCTGTTCCTCACCTCGTGCCATCGAGCGAGCCTCTTTGATGGTGGCTGGCTCAAGTCCGTCCCCGCCCTTGCCTTCCTCAAACATCACCAGACCACGCTTACACGCTCTCTGAACACCTACGGGGGGAACCATTATATTCTCTGCCATCAATCATTCTCCAATGTTACGGGTTTTATTGTCTGCACCTTCTTACCGCCTATCTCGAATTCAAGGTGGCACTTACAGTTCCCAAGGCAAGGGGTGTCACAAGCTCCGGGGGTCGTGAACAAGTCATCCTTGAAGTACGGTGAGATGCTTGCCAGCCGTGGACAATCTGAGCAATGTTTCTCAACACCTCCCAACACCCAAGTTATTTCTGTTTCGAGATCAAGATTGTCCACCGAGGCTTGAGCACTTATGCCCCTCGCTTTGCCCATGTATAGCTTTTGGCGGTTGAGGATTTGGTCAAGCATTAACTCGCCGTCCTCATCTGTGTATCGCCCGTCGAGGATGTCATCAATAAACCCTTGAAGGTATTCGGCGTCATCGTCTGCAATCGCTCTGGCTGCTAGAATGTCCAGTTCCTCAAAGCTGGTCGAGTCAAGGCTTACCAAGTCCCGCCCTATCCAATGACTGTTTGCGTTCGCTTGGAGTATTGCATCAAAGAAGTTGTCTGCCCATGCCTCAACGTTGCCACCGTTTACCAATCGCTTGCTTGCGTTCTTAGCGGTGTTCCAGTTGAAGTTCAGCATATCGGCATACCACTTTTGATAGCTCCGACCGGGCTTATCAAAGGCGGCTGGCATCGCACGAATTTCTACCACCTTGGGTATAAAGGTGAGCTTCCTTGCGGTGCTTTCGGTGATATGGTTACAAGGCATCAGCTTTCAAGTTGAATATCTTCGAGCCGTCTAAACTGGCTCTTATCGTACTTCTTAATGCTTCGGGTGGTTGGGAGCGGTGAGGCTAGTGCGTTCATATCGAACCACGTTCGAGGGTCTGCCAAGTCGTCTTGGAATCCGAGAGCCTTTCTAAACTCTCCACGGGTAGAGGCTCCCGCCTTGAACGCCAATTCTGCCCTTGTGTACTTGGCACTTATGTCCTCATCGAGCTCACGGTACACACTTGGGTCGAAGGCGAGAAACTCATTTGGCTTAAGCCCTAACCCCTCATCGGCAAACGCCTTGTCAAGGGTCGCTGAGATAACGGAGAGCAAGGATAAGATTGTGTCCTCAATAAATATCTCTCTAGCCTCTGAGATGTTGTTGTAGGTCTTGGAGTCGCTAGGAAGTCCAACAATCATAGGGTCAACACCGAGCGAGGCAAGAAGCTCGGTCATAGTATGCACCTTTTGCTCAATGGCTTTGATGTCTGTTGGTGACATTGCAACCCGTGTAATCTCGAACGCTCCCGGCAAATCCATCGCTTGCCCTCGTCTATCTCTTGAGAAGGATTGCCAACGATCACGCATAGACTTTCTTTGCTCTTGCGTTGGCTCCATTGCATTAGGGTCTTTCGGCGAGAAGATAACGCCGGGGATACCCATATTGGTCATCAAGGTAGCGGCGTAGTTGCTCGCCTCGTTATCGGTGACCACTTGGCGAAGGGCGGCCATCAATGGGGACATCCCAAGGGCTGGGTTTGCCACGTCTACCATGCCGTCTCGAAAATGGATAATCTCAGAAGGAGCGGCGTAGAACATCGCACCGCCTCCGTAGGGTGTTATCTGGTATCGGGTGATTAACTCGTTCCCGTTATTCGGCGTACCGTCAATATGTATATCAGACTTCGGCACAACTTGCCAAGGCATGAGCGGAGCCAAGCCAATAAGAAAGCCCGTCTTACTACGCCTCTTGAGAAGGTAGGCATTGCCGTATACCTTGAGAGGGCACGCAATCGCCTTGAGTATGGTTGCCTCATCAAGTCCCGGCATCGGTGCGGTAAAGGAGAAGAGCCGTGGGTCTGGCTTGTAGTAGTAACTCCCGTCTGGGTTAATGGTTTTAACGGTCAACTTGGCTTGAGCCACCTTCTGAGCGATTTTACCAAGTCCAATAGCTACCGTCGAATTGCTTTCAATTTGCCCCGCCTCGGTTCGCCAGTTGCGGTCTGTTGCCCCGTATCGGAGATAGCCGCCCATCGTAGATGTTCCACCGACAAAGGGTAGCCCGGTAAATTGTTGGTCTCGGTTCCGTGGCTCCCGCCCGACTGCTCTAATTTCAAGTCCAAATAATCTCATGCGTTACCAATTCCAAACATTATTGCTACTCACCAATTCATTAAAGGCTCCCGCCAAAGCGTCCACTTGGTCATCATGCTTGCCCGTGGGGAATTGCCTAAGCTCTTCTATAAAGGCGGTGTTCCAGTTAGCCCTAATAAGAGAGACGTTACCACCGTTGAATTGTGATGCAATACCGTCCGCTCTGGTCTCCTTACTCCCCGTCTCCCTTACCGCCTTGGCGTTAAACCCACTCAAGAGCCGAAGGTAAGCGAGGGCTTGGTCTTTACCCGCTGAGCCGGGATCTTCGGGAACCACTACCCTCACCGCCGTACCGTCTTGTCTTGCGGTGGCTAACATCCGTTGATTTCTCGCATCGGTTCCTTCTTGGAAGCGTTGAACGTCGAGGACATAGTAACGCCCGTTGGCATCCTTCCCAACCAGTACACCCGCTGTATAGTCACCCTTTCCAGAGCTCGCTGCCACGTCCCATTTCCTCACCCGCTCCACCATCGGAGGCAACTCCCGCTCATCAATAAAGCTCGCCTTGTCCACCTTGAAGATTGCACCATCTCGAAGGCTTGGGTTACCTTGGAAGAGGGCTTGAAAGTTGTACTCTCCCATCTGCCTTCTGACGGCCTCAAGAAAGTTAAGGGGCTTGACCTCCGGCCACAATGCTTCACCCTCAGCCCTTCCGAGCGGGTCACCTTCTTCTGCAATGGCGGGAAGGTTAATAAACGTCCAGCTATCATCGCCTTGGGCTTTCAGCCGTCCAATCAAGTCATCATGATGCCAGCGGGTCGCAATCACAAAGGCTTTCGTTCGAGGGAAGAACCGTTGAACCACCGAGCCAGTCCACCAGTCCCAGATGTTATTCCGCTCTGTCTCGCTCTCGGCTTGCATCCTATCCTTGATCGGGTCATCGCATACAAGTAAGGATATAGGGTTAATACCCGTTGGAGCTGAGCCAACGCCACGGGCAACCAATCTCGCACCGTTGGTCAACCTCCACTCACTCATCGCATTAGAAGACTCGTCAAGAATGTTTAACTCCTTGGCAAGCTCTCTGGCGGGTCTGCTGAGGTTGCGGTCGGCGAAGTCTTGAGAGTAGCCCGTAAACACTATCGCATCTTGTGGGTTCCTCATGCCCCAATAAATAGGAAGCCTCGTGGTAATGGTCTGGCTCTTGCCGTGACCCGGAGGAAGGGAGATAGCCACATTCTGGTACTCGCCCTTAATCGTCTTGTCTACGATCTCGCAAAGGTACTCAACGTGCCTTGGGTAACTATAGTGTTTCGGCTTCGTTGTCTGATACCAGTCCGAGAACGGTTGCTTCATCCTCAGCATTTCCAGCAATCGTTGCCGTTCCGGTAATGCTAAGGAGTCTAAAGATTTCGGCGTTAAGTTCACGTTCATTAAGTGCGGTTACATCCTTGACTGTTGCGTTAATATCTACCTTGTCATGCTTTCCAAAATCGTCCCGGCGTCTACGCTCCAGCCACCATGCCGCCGCTTGCCATGTATCACCCGCCGCCTTATTGATGATAGCAACATTCCTAGCGACCGCAATCTCCTCCGCTTTTTTAACGGACTCAGAAAACTCAAGTTTCTCTCTCATCCATGTATAGAAGGTTTCTTCGCTGATACCCGCCGCAATCGCTGAGGTCTTGCGGGTGTTTCCACCCTTGAGAAGGTTGCATATCTGCTCGACTACTTGAGGCGTGTACTTCATTCTGCCACCTCATCTTGTAAATTTGGAGCGTCCGGGTCGGAGTCGCACCGCCCACGAATTCCGAGGGTATCGGGCTCGTGCTCTTTCGGACGCTTGGGATATGGCTTTGATAACGATTGTATCATAGGTTTGATTGATTCATCTAGTGGCATCAAATATCGGTGTTTACCTTCCATCTTGATTGCTTTTGCTTTTGAATCTAACATCCGAGCACCGTTAATGTTTTGAACTAATCCTCGACTTCCCAAAGTTCTAGGGTGAGTAATCTTGCCATTTATTTTATAAAATGTTGATGATTGACTTTGGCCACAATAAACCCAATTCCCAGCTTGGTACACGCCTCCATGATGATTTTGTGTTGGGTCAGCAAAAGAAACTATTAATTTTAGTCCGGGGCATTGTTTCTTTAAGAATTTAATTGCTATTGATATAATTCTGGATACTGGCGCAATGTGTTTGTTCAAAGCAATTCGGGTGAGTTCAGTACATTCAAATTGAGTTAGCCCAAATGGCGAACCTAAATGCGGAGTAGCTCCACGGCTAAAAATGATACACCCAATAAAAATGTCATCTTCCCAAACACCAACATAAACTTTATCGGCCCCGGGTAAAGACTTTGAATAATGCCAATGTTCAACGGCATACTTTGCCGCTTGATGAGTTGCCCAATCAAGTCGTAAATTCATGTCCACACTCCGGGCAAATACACGGTTTCTTCTGGTCAAGTCTTCCTTGCATATCTTCTGTGCCGGGAGCAAAGTTAGGTGTCGACATCTCACCAATAAGACCATCTAAAAACGCCTCATCAAAGCCCGTCCCATCCAGCCCGATTGTATTGCTGACATCTGCAAGCAACTCCGCAAGCTCCTTGTTATCGTAGGTTGCGAGGTCATTGGTGCGGTTATCGGCAAGTAGTATTTTAAGGGCGGTTGCATCGTCTACGTCAACATAAGCCACGGGAAGAGAATCCAAGCCAGCCGCCTTCGCCGCCATCATGCGATGGTTACCCGCTAAGACGTAGCCAGTAGACTTCTGAGCCACCACGACCCCATAAAACCCGTTGTGCTCAATGCTCTCGGTGATGCTTTTAACATCTCCCTTTCTTGGGTTCTTCGGGTGATGCTTAAGTGTTCCTATTGGAACGGTCTCAATCTTTTGAGATGCGAGATTTGCCACGATCAAAGAATACCTATTTTCTGAACTCAGCAATCAAGCGGTCGGCAAGCACCCCTTGCCCCGCTAGAATCAACGCAACTCTGAGCTGGTCGCAGACCATGATAATCCGCTCTCCGTCCTCTTGAGATACCTTCACCACGAATACCCCAACGTTCTTTAGCAACCCGCCAAGATTAAAGCCGATGCGGAAGTTGGCGTTCATAGCTGACCGAACCCAAGCCCCGTCAAGGCTCCGCTCACCGCACCCGCTAGCCATCTTTTGATAGCTAAGGCATAGTTGAAGTGCTCCATTGCCTCGTTGCTCTTCCAAGCATTGAGGTCAACGAGAAACGCCGAGACGAAGCCGGATAATGCTCCGGCAATTATTTTCTTTACTAGTTCATTCATTGTTAGGTTCCCTTACAAGATAGCCGTACATTGTACGGTAACTGTTTGCTCTTTGCCGACATAAAACTCTCTCTGTGACAATTCAAGTATGACACCGCCAAACTGCTGAGGGGCAAGATTCCACGCTTGAGCATAACTCGGATTGGTTCCCGCCTCGGTTCCGTAGGTCGAGAGGTAGCTTCCAGTCATAATACAAGTGACTTGTTTGGTTCGTGCCTCGTTTCTCTTGGTGCGGTATTCCATCTTAGTGGCGAGATCAACAAACTTGTTGTGCTTGTGACCAATCCAAAGTGCGTCTACGTCCCCTTGCCACGCTAACATTCTCTGAAAGTCAATGATGCCCTTGGTGACTGGAGCCGCCCCGCCCGCTCCGTGGTGGCGATACATCAAGAAGTTCGTTAAGCGAGTTTGCCGCTTGAGAGTAACGTTCCAATACCCGCACCAACCGCCCGCCTTTATCTCTACGTTGGGGAGTTGGTTGAGACGGTAGAGCAATATAGACATCACGTCTATATGATGCCTCTTGGAGACGTGGGCTTCGTGGTTGCCGATGCCTATAAACTCGATGAGGTGGGCATAGGGCTTGAGAAACTCGTAAGCCATTTCAATCGCCGCATCAATCGGCTTGAGTCCACCTTGGAGTAGTTCACGATCAAGAGCGTCGAGGTCGAACCGTTTAAGGTCTGAAGGGAGGATAAAGTCGAATACATCGCCGTTAATCCCGATTCGGCAGTTGCTGGCAGCCATTCTTTCAAGGTCGTACTTCAAGGCTGGCTTGACCATACAAGAGGCTCCGAAGTGGAGGTCAGAAAGTAGTCCAAGTCGGGCTTTTGGCTCTTTGGCTGTTATCTCAAGAGTTGTCTTGATATTGTTGATGGGTTACCCCCGTTTACGGTCGTCGAGGAGAATGTCTATCTTCGCCTCTATCTTTGCCACTTGTACGGCGAGACCAGAAAGCCCCTCCGAGTCCTTTTCAAGCTGTACTATTCTTTGGTGCAATTTGCCGCCCCCGAAGATGCCAAGAATAACGGTTGATAACCAGCCGAAGGTACTTGAGAGAAAGCCAGATAAGCCGGTGAAGAAGTCGTTACTTGGTGGTTCAGTTGCCATGGTTGATTATCCTAGTGAAATAAAGTGCGTCCAAGAGTTTCTGAGGCGTGTACGTCGATAGCACCCTCCACCATCTCGCTGGTTGCCCGTAGCCCCCGGCGTGGTGTTACCCTCAATGCTCATCACACTCGTGATCGTCAAATCGGTGACTATACCAATATGGTTACCCGTTGACCGCTTCCAGAGGCATAAGTCTCCACGCTTCGGGTTGCTGGTAACCCTCCCTTCCATCTTTGCCCACGTCAGCCATGAATCAACGGCGGCAGAGGCTCGGTCGGTGGGGCCAGCAGTAAAGCCCGCTACATCGCAACAAAACTCAATAAACGCTGCACACCAAGGATAACCTTCTCCGAGCTTGACCCCCTCTAATATCGCCTCAACCCATTCTCCCTTATTGTTACCGCCCACCTCTCTAACTTGGATGTCATCAGCGAGAACGGCGGCGGCAAGAAGCACCCGCTCTGGGTTGGGAAGTTGGTTGTAATTCTGATAACGCCGATTCAAGATAGCTCGAACCTCGGTAATTGCTTGAGCGTTATTCATGGAACCACTATAAAAGACTGAGAAAGTTATATAAAGGGATTCGCTATCACGGTCTGAACGAGCTATTTCTAGTAGCCGATAGCAAGGCGATATTCAGATTTTACGCTATTTTTAATTATTTTCAACAATTTTTCACAATATAGTATCTTTTGGAATAAGTATAGTCTATAATATCTATATCACCACGGTGATACGGAACAAACGAAATGAACAACGCACACGCAATCAAAGCAGTAATCAAAAGCAACAAGTGGTCAATCAAAGCCAACCTAATGCACATGATGCACCTAGACTTCTCAGATAGCCGATACCAAGCAATGAACCAAGAAATCAAGAAATGGGAACAAGAAATCGAAGAACTCAAACTTATGCTTAAGTAAGAACCAACGGGGAGGGCAACCTCCCCACCAACCAACAAGGAACAAACAAAATGAACAAACAAGAACAAAACTACTTCGCCGACCTTCGCACTCCAAAGAAGGGTGAGAACCTCCACGATCAAGATCGCTTCCGCCATGAGGTGATGGAGCGAATCATTGAATCCCGCCAGCTCCAAGCCGAGCCAAAGCGATACAGACGGGTAACCGATTGGGACAAGGTAGCCTCATTCGCCTTCGGTATCTTCACCGTTGCCCTCTTCATTCTCTGGCTCTTCGTGGGAGGTGTCAAATAATGCCCGCTCCAATCTCCGAGGACGCCCGCCAGATTTGCTTCTGGCTCCCCGTCCACATGGTCAAGTGGCTTAAGGAACAAGGCTCCATCAGAGGTACGATCATTAAGCTCATTGAGAACGCCATGTATGACTAAGACCACCTCATAAAGACTCAAGCCCTCCGCACTTGGAGGGCTTTTCTATTTACGACCGTAGCGAACTCTGAGAACTTCTTGGATAACCTCAAGCCTTAACATTCCCGCCTCGACATCGAGCCACCATCTTTCATGGGTTTCTGAGCCAATAACAATCATCCTTGCTCGACGCTTCGCACCGTTGCTCTTTCTATCTGGGTTGGGAGTGCTCCCCGTCCGTTGCTCATGAAAGCACCCCGCATCTTCTCTGAGGTAGTCACCCATCAAGCTCCATGCTTGGTTGCTCGTAGCTCTGAGCGAGGGCAATAACCGTCAGCTCCGAGGCTTGCTTCATCTTGCCCTTACGGGTGAAGAGGATAGACCGCAACCCGCTCGGCTCGGTAACCGTGGCATGGACTCGATAGCCCTTGCCCTCGAGCACCTTCACCGCTTCCTCAAAGCTCATTCTTGCCCGTCCTTGTTGAGCTTGGGAGCGTCACCAAACACCCGCCGAATTATCTCGCTGGCTTTGCGTTCTTGATCGTGGCTCAGTGGCTTGGACTTCTCATCAATCCTCAAGCCAAGCCGCCGCCGCTCATTCTTAACCATCATGTCCAAAGTGTTCGGGTCGAGGTCTCGACGCACCTTGAGGGTATGAGCGTATGGTATACCGTCTCGCTCGGTCTCGCCAATAACGATGTTCCGATAGAGAGCTGAATACGTCTGCTTACACGCTTGGTAGAATTCGGGAGCCGTTGGGAAGTCGTGGGATACTGGAACGTGGCAACCATCACGGTATACCGTTACCTCGCCCTTCAAGTACCTCATGCCCGTTAACTTGATAATCTCGTTATCCATGTCGGCATCTTCAAGAAGTATCGTCGAGTAGATTAACGCCTTCGCCTCAAGTTGCTCACCCGTAAACCCGCCGTATGTATTGAAGCCTCCATCTACCAGAAGGCAGATAACGTAAAGACAATCCTTGGTGTATTTATTCTTCTGCATCAGCTCACGATCTCCGCATCAATAATATCAGAATCAATGGCTTTGGTGGCCCGAATCTCTTCCAAGTTGTCCGAATAGTATTCAAGAGCCGAGCCGAGCCTTGAGGGTTTCCCGAATGGCTTTGATTTCCTAGTTTGGATATTCGCCTTTTCTGGAAATACATCCCGCCACCCGCTAGAGATTGAGCGGTTGATGGCTTCCACCCCAATCTCCACCGAAAACTTCTTGAGCTTGGCAAGAATCAAGTTGGCTGCACGTTCGCTCATGGGGTGCTTAATCTCCCTTCGATGCTCGACAAACTCACTCCATGCCTTCAAGAACATATCATCCTCGAACCCCGCCTCTTGAGCCAAAGAGAGAAAATCAACCTTTCCCTTTCGAGAGGAAGGTGCGTCAGCATCCTTCTTAACTTTAGTTGTTTCTGTTTCTGTTTCTGTTTCTGTTTCTGTTTCTGTTTCTGTTTGGTTCAACACTTGTTGAACATCCGTTGAACATCCGTTGAACGTGCGTTGAACATCCGTTGAACGGTTGTTCGTTTTAGGTTCAGATTTTCCCATGCTTGAACGTGCTTCACCCGATTTCTTTCCGGCTCGTATTTGCTTCTCACGATCCTCAATAGCTTGTTGGCGAATCTCATCCATCTTTGGATTCATGCCATTAGGGAAGCACTCTTCAAGATATGGCTCGAACTCTTGCCAGTCTGTTTCAGACCATCCCAAAGCCCGCATGAATCTTTCTTTGGGTGGAAGGCAACCATGTTCAAACTGAACGTCTAGGAGGTCACGGTAAATGCTTCGGGCTATTGGTGACATTGACCGAACGGTCATAGATGCCCAGAAGTCACGGCTGTACCATTTGTACCAGCCAATAGGAGTAGATGTTTTTAATGACGCATTGGCGTCTAGGTTATCTTTTCTCATGATGTAGCTCACTTAAGGGCTTCCGCTCGGAGCTACTTCGAGCTTCCACCCTTGAGTTTTTTGGCTTTGTTCGGGGCATTGGTCGAAGGATAAACCGCCGCCCCAAGGAGCCACCCTTATTATATCCCAGCTTTCGCAATTCTGAGAATGATATACGAATTCTTTCCAGAGATATAATCTCTGGTTATCAGAATCTCGCTCACGATCCGATAGTATCAC